GGTCCCGCAGCGCGATTACATCATGGGCAGTGCGCTGACAGCTCTGGAGTCAATGCTGGCCGATGGTCGCCTGGAGCACCAGCACTGTCCGCTCTTGAATGAGAATGTGCAAAACCTGAGCATCACTGAAAGCGACGGCAATGGTCGCAAGCTCAGAAAAAAGGACGCTGGATTGAGTGGTCAGGGATACGCCAAGATCGACGGCATTGTGGCCGCGATCATTGGCGTGAAGTTGGTGGGTGAAGAGAATTCGTTTGATGCGGCCGCGATGATGGGGTGATTAGACGAGCTGATCGAGCGAAACGATGCCGCGCTCTTTTAGTTTCTGTCGCAAATCTTGAAGAGCCTTGACCTCGATCTGGCGAACTCGCTCGCATCCGACACCAAGCTCGGCTGCAATTTCAGACTGTCGCATATCGTTGTTATTGAATGGCTCGCGAGACTGTTTCATCAAAACACCTAAAAAATTTATTTTGATTGAGAAAGACGCTTCATCACCAGCGGCATTTTTGACTCTAGTTTTAATGGCGGTCTTAAAGGGCTTCTGAATTTATTAAGTTGACTCATTAGCGTTCTGTGAGTCGCACCGTGACCAGCGGCATTTGATTCAACTCGACCAGTAAATCCTCTAGTTCTCTTTCCTTTGTTTTTCTTGGCCATCACAATCTCCTATTCAAAATTGTTTGGTTTTTTTGAATCAAGCAAACAGGCTGCAACAAATACCCCAATTAAGAACCACCAGAAACCTTCTGGCGGTGAGGGCAAATCAATGGAAAACAAAAATATCCCGAGCAAAATCAGAGCAACGCTAAGGACCAATAATCCAAATATTCCTAAAATAATTGTCAAAATATTTTTAAGAGTTTGCATTTCATTCTCCCTGGTCATCGCCAAAACTTTTTTCGCGGCCCCAATTTCCTGTCGTTACGCCAAAGCAATCACGGCTTGCTGTGTAAAAAAACGTATATCGTCCGCTTTCCTCTCGCACGACCTTTGTAATAACGCCGCCATGCTTTGATGGTTCAGACTGTGCGTCATGGATGTAAATATTTTTACCAAGCAGGGATTCTGCTTTTTCTTTACTAAGAACCCATGTGCCAGAGCTGTACTGCAATGTCTTGTGATCAATACAGGTGCATCCAGTCCTGTCATCGTCTGTGCGGTTTCGCGTTAGAACGTGCAATTTATTTTCTTTCATTATTTTTTAGTCCAAGTTTTTGTGGCAAACCAGCCGAGTATGGATGAGGCAATAAACGAGGAGCTGGTGGCAAGAATTCCGAACGTGACTGTGAAATTGGCATTCCACGCCCCAGTCTCAAAGTACTCAAATGCGCTTACGATGGTTATAAATCCGCTGGCGAGCGTGATAATCACCGCAATAAGACAAGACAACCAGAGGGCAATTGAAAGTATTTGTCGGGCGATTTTCATTTCGTTTTCCTTGAGTTTGTAAAAGTTGATTATTTAATTACTTTCATGCAGTCAAGCATCGTCTTGGTGGCAAGTGTCTCAGCGACTTTTTTCTTATTTTCTGGCGCTGAAACCATTGGGACCTCGTAAGCTGCAACAACAATTTTCAAAAGAAGGTCACGGGTGTTTTTGAATTGGGGGGAGTCAACGTGTTTCATCATTTCTGGCAGGGGAACACCGTTTTGTCTTTGAGTCATTACTGCTTCCGCTGTTCTGTATGCAGACTGGCAAAGCTCAGGCGTTTTTGCAAAGGCCGCATTTGTCACTGCCAAGAACCCGCCGACGACTAAAAGTGCTTTTAAAGTGTTTCTCATTTTCTTCTCCTGCCTTGCCTTAAATTAGTGATTTGTAAAACTGCCCAAACTAGCCCTGCTTAAACCTCTTCTCGTCAAACTCAACTCACGCTCAAACACACCACACTTCAGAACTGACATTTCGCTCTCCCTTTGTGATTGCGATGTAGTAATTATACATAAATATTCACGTTTCGTGAGCAATTTACAATAAAAGATCTACATTTATTCTCACTTTTTGATAAGTATATGAAAAATAACGATAATTTATTGACTTAAATTGTTGTATTTGTGATAATTACGCAATCCAAACTCACGCAGAGCCAAATATGATGGCCCGAAATCGCCCAGGCAAGTCCGAGCGACAGAAAAGCGCCCCACCTGGCGAGCGTGACGATCAACTATCAGCGACGGTTTATCCGGCTGGCTCAATAGAGCTGCCGGAATATGCACACTAAAAGCTGGTCGACACTAGAGATCAAATCAATTGATGATTCGCAACGGATCATCCGAGGCATCGCCTCCACACCAAGCACAGACCACGCCGGCGACATAGTCGAGCCAAAAGGCGCAAGGTTCACTCTCCCGATTCCTCTCTTGTCCCAGCACGACCACGGATCTCCGATCGGCATGGTCAAGACTGCTCGCGTCACGGACGCTGGTATCGAAATCGAGGCTGAGATTGCGAAAGACTCTGGTCTTGATTATGTAGAGAGAGCCTGGCGGCAGATGAAGTCAGGGCTTGTTCGCGGCCTATCAATTGGATTTCGCGCAACCAAAGCCGAACCAATCAAGGGAGGTGGCTATCGGTTCAAGGAGTGGAATTGGCTGGAACTTTCAGCCGTGACGATCCCTTGCAACGCAGAGGCGTCAATCACCTCCATCAAAAGATTCGATTTTCTGGCGGCCCAGTTCGGGTCAGAGTTCAGCGAATCGCTCGACCAGGTCAAGACTGACGCTGTCGAAACACCTCGGCTCGATGCAGCCCGTTCATTTATTAATCAATGGAGTCAGAAATGACCTTATCCGTAAAAATCAAAAGTATTGAAGGCGAAATCGTCGCCGCCAAAGACGTCATCACAGGTCTGGTGAAAGCCGCTGAAGCTGACAGTCGTGATCTGACAGAAGTCGAAGCAAGCGAAATTTCGTCTGCTAAGGCTCTGATCGAGCAGAAAGAAAAATCGCTCCAGGCATACAAAGACGCCGAGCAATCATTGGCCAGCTCTGTTGCAGCTCCTGCAATCGTCAAAGCTCAACACCTCGGCACAGTTAAGAGCCGCAAGGGTGAGGATATGCTTTTCGCCAAGATGGCTACTGCTGCCTTCGTTTCGCACGTTCAGGGCAAGTCGCTTGAGTCCGTGGTCGGTTCTTACTTTGAGTCCGATCGTGAACTGCAAACAGTCGTTAAGGCTGAGACAGCTCCTGCAACAACTCAGGCCGCTGGCTGGGCTGCTGAATTGACCCGTCAGGGCTATGCAGATTTTCTTGATTCATTGAAACCTACTAGCTTCTACGCTCAATTGGCATCAAGCGGCACTTCGATCCAGTTCGGTGGAAACAACTCCATTAGCTTGCCTTCCCAGGCTGGCGCGATGGGTGAACTGGCCGGTTCATTTGTCGGCGAAGGCAACCTGATTCCTGTCAAGCGTACTAGCTACGCAAGCAAGATTCTGAATCGCTATAAGATGGGTGTGATAAGCCATTTTTCAAAAGAACTGAGCCGTGTTAGCGTTCCCTCGATTCAGGGTCTGATCACAAGCCAAATCGTTGCCGACACAGCATGGGCAATCGATGCAGCCTTGATCTCTGCAAACCCAGCAGTGCCAAACAAGTCACCCGCTGGCTTGCTCAACGGCGTGACGCTCGGCACATCAGCTGGCAGCACAGCAGCCGACATCCTGGCCGATATCAAGACTCTCGTCACTCCTATCATTCAACAGAATGGCAACAGTGCTTCGATCGTTTTGTTGATGAACCCGCTCCAAGAGTTGGGCTTGTCATTCACAACGACAGCAGTCGGCACTTATGTATTCCGTGACCAGCTCTCCGCTGGCCGCTTGAACGGATACAAGGTCATCGTCAGCAACAACATTCCTGAAGGGACTGTTATTGCGATGGACGCCTCGTCATTTGCTTCCGCATTTGACACTCCTGAGTTCGCCGTGTCTGACACAGCTTCTCTCGTCCAGGCTGATGATGTTGCACCCGATCCAAGCGTGTTGGACAAGAACAACTTCGGTGCGGTCACGACCGGCAAGGTTGTCTCGTTATTCCAGCAGGAATTGATCGCTGTTCGCATGACGATGCCATTGTCATGGGTGATGCGCCGTGACGGATTCGTCACCGGCATCAACGGTGTGGCCTGGTAATCGTAAGTAAATAAACAAGGGGAGGCGCGTCCTCCCTTTGTTTTATGGAGAGTCAAATGGCTTCATATTTAATGTGGCAATACAAGAATCGGAACGAGGGTGTATTTCACTCCGCTGAATCTGATGCAGCAAGAGCCAAGATGCTCGGCAAAGGATACGTCGACATCACTGGCCAGCAAGTCTGGACCGTACCTTATCCAATTTCAAAAACGACGAAGCAGCCCGTCGTGAACGTACCCGCACAGGTTGTTCCTGAGTCTCCTGCTGAGACGATCCCTGCCGAGGCCGCCGCAGAATGAAACTCCTCGACCTATTTAAGCGCAAGTCACTCGTCAACACGATGGATGTCGGCGTCTTAAATCAGTCCTGGGGGCAAGAGTGGTGGCAAGCGGGACGTAAGCCTTTGCAGGGCGGCAACAATGCTGTCGTGGAAGCCTGTGTCCGTCGCTATGCTGCATCAATCAGCTCAATGCCGATTGAACATTTCAGAACGAAGGAAGATGGTGCGCGAGTGCCTGTCAAAAACAGCGCGGCTCTGAGAACCTTACGCAAGCCCAATCCGCTGATGAACCAGGTTGAGTTCTTATCAAACCTAGTTCGCAGCCTGTTTTATAACGGCAACGCTTTCGCTGTGGCCAGACGTAACAACAGAACCGAAGTGGTCGAAATGTGGCTGATGCGGCCAGAGATGGTCCACGCTTACCGGCTGCCAGATGATGGCGGCGTAGTGTATTCGCTGAGTGACACTCGTTTCACATACGAGAATTTTGATCCAGAATACTTTGTCCCAGCGCGGGATATGTTGCACATCAAACTCGCAACACCTGA